TTATTTCATGTTGTGGGGACAATTCCTTTAGGTTTTTATTCGATTTATCTCTAATGCTAAGGGCTATCATTATGGGAGTCACGATAGTTCCTTTATCGAACAAATAAGGTTGTTAACAACACCAAATGACAATTGGTCTCTTGTCAAAGGGATGTGTTTCTGATTTTACTCTCTAGTATAGTAATTAATCAAATAGAGTTCACATAGAATATACGTTGTTTGTTCCATCCTCCAACTCTACAGAGTTGCCGCCGCCCGCGCCGGGCGGCATCCTTCCAGCATGAACAATCAACACGACATTTTGCGCCTGCTGCGCAACCTGATCCGCATCGGCACCGTGAGCACCGTTGACCTTGATAACGGCCTGTGCCGCGTCGAAACCGGCGGCAATCTTACCGACTGGCTCAACTGGCTAACCTGTCGCGCCGGGCGTACTCGCAGCTGGTCGGCGCCCTCGGTCGGTGAGCAGGTGCTGATCTTTGCGCTGGGTGGCGAACTCGATACCGCGTTTGTGCTGTGCGGCATTTTCTCTGACGACTTCCCGGCCCCGTCTGCGTCGGCGGATGCGCTGCATATCGCATTCCCTGATGGCGCGGTTATCGAGTACGAACCGGAAACCGGCGCGCTGAGTGTGTCAGGCATTAAAACCGCTGACGTGCAGGCGTCGGAGTCCATCACCGCCAGCACTAAGGTGGTGATCGTTACGGCTGACAAAATCACGCTCGATGCGCCAGAAGTGGTCTGCACCAACAAACTCACCACCGGCACGCTGGAAGTGCAAAAAGGCGGAGAGATGCGCGGGAACATCGAGCACAGCGGCGGCTCGTTCTCGTCGAATGGCGTCGTTGTTGATTCGCACACACACGGCGGTGTCCAGACCGGCGGCGGGAAAACGGGGAAACCAACATGAACAGCGCCAAATATATCGGCATGAACCGAGGCACCGGCCGCACGCTGACTGACATCGAGCATATTCGCCAGTCCGTGGCGGACATCCTGGTCACGCCGCAGGGTTCGCGCCCGATGCGCCGGGCTTATGGCTCGTTGCTCTCTGAGCTGCTCGACCAGCCGCAGAACGACGCGCTGCGCCTGCAGATTATGGCCGCCTGCTACAGCGCGATTTTGGCGTGGGAGCCGCGCGTCAAGCTGACCGGCATCGCTTTTAATACCACCTATGACGGCAAGATGGTGATCGACATCACCGGCACCCGCACCGATGCCCCCGGCGCGCTGTCGCTGTCTGTTCCTGTGAGCTGAAACCATGGCAACGATTGACCTTTCACAACTGCCCGCGCCGATCGTCGTTGAGGTGCTGGATTATGAAGACATTTTGGCAGAGCGTAAGGCGACGCTGATTTCGCTTTACCCGGAGGAACAGCGGGAGGCCGTCGCGCGCACGCTGGCGCTGGAGTCGGAGCCGATCGTTAAGCTGTTGCAGGAAAACGCATACCGCGAGGTGATTCTACGCCAGCGCGTCAACGATGCCGCGAAAGCGGTGATGCTGGCGTATTCCACCGGCGAAGACCTCGACCAGCTCGGGGCCAACTTCAACACGCCGCGACTGGTGATCGCTCCGGCGGATGAGAGCACCATTCCGCCGACACCGGCAATCATGGAAGCGGATGAAGATTACCGCCTGCGCCTGCAGGATGCTTTCGAAGGGATGAGTACGGCGGGATCGGCTGGTTCCTATCGTTATCACGCCCGCTCGGCCGATGGCCGGGTAGCTGATGTGACGGCAATCAGCCCATCACCGGCTAACGTGACCGTCACCGTGTTGTCACGGGACGGCGACGGCACCGCCAGCGCTGAGCTGTTGCAGGTTGTCCGCGACGCGCTGAATGATGAGGATGTGCGCCCGGTTGCCGATCGCGTCATCGTGCAATCAGCCAAAATTGCCCCGTATGTTATCGAGGCCGTTTTATACCTGTATCCCGGCCCGGAAGTGGCGCCCATCCTCGACACCGCAAACAAACGGCTACGCGCCTATGTGCAAAATATGCGGCGCCTCGGGCGCAGTATCCGGCGCTCAAGCATGAATGCGGCATTGACCGTTGAAGGTGTCGAACATGTGGAAATCATCAAGCCTGCTGCTGACATCGTGCTGGATAAAACGCAGGCGGGTTACTGCACCGGCGTGAACATTACCCCAGGGCGAGCCGATGACTAACCGTCTATTGCCTGTCGGCTCCTCACCGCTGGAAGTTGCCGCCGCCGCCGCGTGTGCCGAGCTGGAGCGCGTGCCGGTTCCCCTGCGTGATTTGTGGAACCCGAAAACCTGCCCGGTGCATCTGCTGCCCTATCTGGCGTGGGCGTTCTCTGTCGATCGCTGGGATGAGGCGTGGCCGGAGGACGTGAAGCGGGGCGTGGTTTCGGCTGCGTTCTACATTCACCGGCACAAGGGCACCATCGGCGCTGTGCGCCGCGTGGTGGAGCCGCTCGGCTACCTGATCAACGTTATCGAGTGGTTCCATACCGACGGCGCCGATCCGCCCGGTACTTTCCGGCTGGATATTGGCGTGCTGGAAACCGGCATCACCGAGGAAATGTATCAGGAAATGGAGCGCCTGATCGCCGACGCCAAGCCGCTAAGCCGCCACCTGATCGGCCTCAACATTTTGCAGGACATCCCCGGCCGGATTTACACCGGCGCGGCTGCCATTGATGGCGATGTCATTACCGTTTACCCCGGATAAGAGAAATTATGAGCAAATACAAAGCGATTATTACCACCGCCGGGGCGGCCAAGATTGCCGCCGCCAGCGCGGGCGGCACGCAGTTGAAAATCGTCTCTATGGCCGTCGGCGACGGGAACGGCACGCTGCCGACGCCCAATCCGGCGCAAACAAAACTCGTCAACGAGAAGTACCGCGCGGCGCTAAACGGGCTGACCATCGATAAGGCATTGAAAAATCACATTCTGGCCGAGATGATTATTCCGGCGAACGTCGGCGGGTGGTGGTTGCGTGAAATGGGCCTCTATGACGAGGCCGGGACGCTGATTGCCGTCAGCAACATGGCGGAGAGCTACAAGCCGAAGCTGGAAGAGGGCAGCGGCCGCACGCAGACGCTGCGCATGATCCTGATTGTCAGCAGCACCGAGGCGATTCAGGTGATCGCCGGTGGCGACACCGTGCTGGCGACCAAGGATTTTGTGGCCGACGCGATCGCCGCGCATGAGAAAACCCGAAACCACCCGGACGCCAGCACCACGGCGAAAGGTCTGGTACAGCTGAGCAGCGCAACGACCAGCACCGACGAAACGAAAGCCAGCACGCCCAAAGCGTTAAAAGCGGTCAACGATGCCAGCATGAAAAAGGCCGCCAATCTGTCCGACTTGCCCGACAAGGCCGCCGCGCGTGGCAATCTGGCGCTGGGTGATGCCGCGACGCGCAACGTCGGGGTAGAAGGCGGGCAACTAATGGCTGTCGGTGCGTTTGGTCTGGGGGTGGGCGCGCGGGCTTTCGATAACGCTTATTGCAACACTGCGCAAATTTACCGGCTGAATGCGACCTCTGAGAACAAGCCGCCGATCGCTGGAAATATTGCCGCCGGGGTGCTGAGCCTCCCTTGCGATGCCGCACCCTCAACGGGCTATGTCAGCGTGTCGGGGCTGGGACATGGTTTTATTGGCCGTTCTAACCGTCCTGAAAATGGGGTGGTATGGTCACGGATTTACACCACCGATTACAAACCAACGGCCGCCGATGTCGGTGCATGGAGTAAAACCGAAGCTGACGGCCGTTTTCTGATGCTGTCCGGCGGCACGGTTAAAAAACTGGCTATTAAGCCCGGCAACGCTGAAACGGATGGGGACTCACTGAATATTGAGGGAAACCAGCATACGCCGTTGGTCATGAGCCGCCCTTCAGCACAGAGTAATTTATCAATCGGTTTCCAAGTCGCCGGGAAGGCACTGATGCGTCTTGGTTTGGGGATGGATAACGAGTTGCATTGGGGAACTGAGCCTAATCAGGGGGCAAACCCGCGTATTTATACGACGGCGAAACCGCCTACCGCGCAAGAAACAGGCGCGTTGACGGATGCGCAAGCTATGCAGAAATACGCGCTGCGTTCTATCAAGGTGAACGGCAAACCGTTGAGCGGGGATGTCAATCTGTTGGCCGGTGATGTCAACGCATGGAATAAAACCGAAGCCGACGGGCGCTATGTGAAACGGGCGGGCGACACCATGACCGGGGCGCTTGCGTTGCCGCGCGTGGTTTTCCCCAGCGAAAGCTTGCAGGCCACAAACGCCGACAGCGACCTCACACGGCCGGACGGTTTCACCCTTGAACAGCTCGGCGATAAATCAGTCGGCTATCCACTGACTAAAGGGAATCTCGGTAATTTGATGACGTTCAAACTCAACAAATACCGGCATGTCCAATTTGCGATCGGCTCGGGTAATACGGAGTTTTGGCTACGTTCTCCTCGGGAAGATAATCCGGCGACGGCTAAGGCTTGGGCGCAGGTGTACACGACACACTACAAGCCGACGGCCGCTGACGTTGGCGCGCTGACGGATGCGCAGGCCGCGCAGAAATACGCGCTGCGCTCTATCAAGGTGAACGGTAAGCCGTTGTCCGCTGATGTGAATTTGTTGGCCGGTGACGTTAACGCCTGGAATAAAACCGAAGCAGATGGCCGCTATCTGGCGAAGACCGGCGGGCAGTTAACCGGGACGCTAAAGACCAGCGCGGAGATCCAATCTACCCATATTGATAATTATCGCATGGTCGGCGGCGGGTTCGGTTCATTCTGGCGCAATGACGGCAACCGGCTTTACCTGCTGCTGACAAACGAAAACGACCAGTACGGCACATTCAACAACCTGCGTCCGTTCTCTGTGGATGTCAGAACTGGCGCCGCCGCTTTTGAGTCGGGTATGCATATCGGCGGTAAATGGCCTGCGATCACCACCTCCAGCGGGACGACGTGGCACCCTGACGGAAACGTACAGGGGGCAGCATGGGGCGGCTACCTCAGCAACTGGCTTAATCAAAATATCTCGGCTGCGCAGAACAATGCGCAGAACTGGGCCTATCAGAATCTGGTGCAGGGTGTGCGCATGGCCGGGCGCACGGTTATCGCGGATACCGGCGGGCGCGTCGATTTACCGTCGGGCTGTGTTTATACGGGTATGTCAGGCTCAAACTACAACCCCTCAATCTGGGGCGCTTATTCAGCGGTTCAGGTGCTAATTAACGGCACATGGGCAACAATTGGAACGGTGTAAAATGCAACACATTAAGAATTTGAAGCAATACACGCCGGAAGAATTATTCCTCGGCGAGAACGTGATTTATCTTCATGATGATAACGGTATTGACTGGTACGCCGCGCAAAAATTGTTTTCGCCGGACACCGTAAAACTGGCTTATGACGAAAGCGGCATTATCTGCGCGATTAACAGTGATGTGTCGATGCTGTGGCCGATTGGCTTATCGGTTATTGAGCTGAACCCAACGAAACTACCAAAGCGCTGTCTGGCTAATGGTGAGTGGGTGTTTGACGGTAAGAAGGTGAGCCAGCGCATCTATTCCGCTGAAGAAATGATGGCGAGGGCTGAAGCCAGAAAAAATGAATTGCTGGCGAGCGCGGGTAAGGCTGTTGCGCCGCTGCAGGATGCGGTCGATTTAGGGATGGCGATGGAGGAGGAAATCGTGCAGCTCAAGCTCTGGAAAACTTACCGGGTGCAGCTGAGCCGCATCAATCCGCAGAATGCGCCGGATATCGATTGGCCGGTTGCGCCCAGCGTCTAATAAAAAGCCCGCAGCGATGCGGGGCTTTTATTTTGGAAGTTAACGGAAAATGGTCATGGCACCATGGTTGTTACGACATTGGGAGCGCCAATCAGGATGACGAACAGAAGTATGCTTCCTATCGTAATCGCGGTTGCAATTTCATTTTTCATCGTTACGTTTCCCCGGTTATTTTGAAAGCGTACCTACAAACTCCAATGTGTCGCGATATAACTGAAATTCATCGTTATCGGATGCTTTTTCCATTTCTGCGACTATTTGAGAAAGAATATTATCGGTGTTGACTATTTTTTTGCGAACAAGAAGACCTATGACGCATTTTCCCAGAACCATGCTCACTTTTTCTAAGTTCTGCGTTTCACCATCGGTAAGGTAATGAATACTCATAAGCCCTCCAATCAATGATTTTTCGGATGTGGCCGTTAATCCAAATGTCGTCTTTAGAGCAGGCATTCCCATCCTTAGTTTGGTTGAAAGAGCCCACCGAAGCGGGCAAAGATCTGTCTCTGGTGTATCAAGCGTTACAAAGGTTGTTATAAGGGATTGCGAACCCTGTATAACGCTTTTAGGTTAGGAATGTTCTGAAATCATGGCAAGTAATTACGAACGGTAAGGAACGAATTTAGGATAAATGCTAAAAAAAATGCCCCACGGCGGGGCGAAATTTCGTGATGATAGCTACATGAACTATTTGCATGTGACGATGAGAGGCGTGTGTCGTCTATTGGCGACACTATACCACTTTGGAGGGGGGAACAAGCAAAAAGTGCTGAAGTGAGAAATCTTAGGAAAAGTGCCATTCGAAAGCCCGTACTTTCGAACTGATGCCCTTAGCGCGATGAAAAAGCCCGCAGCGATGCGGGCTTTGTGTTTGCGGCTTTCCCTGATGTTGCCGCGTCTTTGCCTTTCGACCTTACCCCGCCCGGCTAAAATCCGTCCAATTGATTGCATAGATCAATACGGCGTTATTGATCGGCGCAAACGATCGTCATTCCCTCAAAAATCCCCAATCCGTCCCGGCCTGTTGTCTGGTCGGCCTTCCAGCACCCACCGCGTGCGGCCCGGCGCGCCGGGCGTCATCATGCCTGCACCTACTCACCACACGGAGCAAATTAATGGGCGATTATCATCACGGCGTGCGCGTCGTCGAAATCAACGACGGCACCCGCGTTATTTCCACCGTATCGACGGCAATCGTCGGCATGGTCTGCACGGCGGAGGATGCCGACGCGTCGGTTTTCCCACTCGATACCCCGGTACTGATCACCGACGTGCTGGCCGCTTCCGGCAAGGCCGGTAAAAAAGGCACGCTGGCGGCGTCGCTGCGGGCGATCGCCGAACAAGCTAAGCCGGTCACAGTGGTTGTCCGCGTTGCCACCGGCAAAGACGCAGCGGAAACCACCTCCAACATCATCGGTGGCGCGAATGCGGAAGGCCGCTACACCGGCATCAAAGCGCTGCTATCTGCACAGGCTGAGCTGGGCGTTAAGCCGCGCATCCTCGGCGTGCCGGGGCTGGATAATCAGGAAGTCGCGACGGCGCTCGCCGGGATTTGCCAGCAGTTGCGCGCGTTCGGCTATATCAGCGCCCACGGCTGCAAAACCGTGCAGGAGGCTACCAAGTACCGCGACAATTTCAGCCAGCGCGAGCTGATGCTGATCTGGCCGGATTTTGTCAGCTGGAACACCACCGCCAACCAGAGCGACATCGCCTACGCCACCGCCCGCGCGCTGGGCCTGCGTGCCAAAATCGACACGGAAACCGGCTGGCATAAGACGCTTTCAAACGTCGGCGTTAACGGCGTGACCGGCATCACCGCCAGCGTGTTCTGGGATTTGCAGGCGCCTGGCACCGATGCTGACCTGTTAAACCAAGCGTGCGTCACCACCCTTATTCGCAAAGACGGCTTTAAATTCTGGGGTTCCCGCACCTGTTCCGATGATCCGTTGTTCATGTTCGAGAACTACACCCGCACCGCGCAGGTGCTGGCCGACACCATGGCCGAGGCGCACCTATGGGCCGTTGACCGCCCGGTGACGCCTACGCTGGTGCGCGACATGATTGACGGCATCAACGCGAAATTCCGCGAGCTGAAATCCGCCGGGCTGATTATCGACGGTAATTGCTGGTACGACGAAAGCGCCAACACTGTCGCAACCCTGAAGGCGGGAAAGCTGTTTATCGATTACGACTACACGCCGGTGCCACCGCTGGAAGATTTAACCCTGCGCCAGCGCATCACCGATCGCTATCTGGCGACGTTTGCGGCATCCGTGAACCGCTAAAGGAGACGTTAGAACATGGCACTGCCGAAAAAACTGAAATACCTGAATCTGTTTAACGACGGCTACAGCTACATGGGCGTGGTGTCCTCGCTGACGCTGCCGAAGCTCACCCGCAAGCTGGAGAAATACCGGGGCGGCGGCATGAACGGTGCGGCCTCCATCGATATGGGGCTGGACGATGACGCGCTGGCCGTTGAGTGGTCGATGGGCGGCATTGATGAGCTGGTGCTGAAACAGTGGGGCGCCGTTGATGCCGTGCCGCTGCGCTTTGCCGGTTCCTTCCAGCGTGACGACACCGGCGAGGTGTCCGCTGTGGAAGTGGTGATGCGTGGCCGCCACAAGGAAATCGATTTTGGCGAGTACAAGCAGGGCGAGGATACCGAAACCAAGGTTTCCACCGAGTGTACTTACTTCAAGCTGACCGTTGACGGCAAAGAGCTGATCGAGGTCGATACCGTGAACATGGTCGAAAAGGTCAACGGCGTTGACCGGCTGGCCGAGCATCGCAAGGCGATCGGCCTGTAATTTTTGCGCCAGCCCGCCGGGCTGGCCCTTTTCCCCCTGATTTGAGAGAGCACCATGAAAGACGTAAACGAAAATACCGTTACCCTCGACACCCCGATCCAGCGCGGTGAAACCACCATTACCGATGTACAGGTGATTAAACCGAACGCGGGCGCGCTGCGCGGCGTCGGGCTGGCGGCGATCGCCAATGCCGATGTTGACGCGCTGCTGGTTGTGCTGCCGCGCGTGACTGTGCCGAACCTGACCAAAGAAGAATGCGCGCGCCTTGAGCTGCCGGATTTGGTGGCGCTGGCCGGGAAAGTGGTCGGTTTTTTGTCGCCGAACTCGGCGGCGTAATCCCCGACGCCCGGCTGGGCGTTGATGACCTGATGGCGGACATCGCGGTGATCTTCCACTGGCCGCCGTCTGAAATGGCCGGAATGACGCTCACGGAGCTGTTGAACTGGCGCCACAAGGCACTGCAACGCAGCGGAGTTAATCACGATGAGTAAAAGCCTGCAGCTACAGGTGCTGCTGAAGGCCGTAGACCAAGCCACCCGCCCGCTAAAGAGTATCCAACAGGCAAGCAAACAGCTTGCCGGTGACATCAAAACCACGCAACAAACCCTCAAGGCTCTGGACGCGCAAAGCGCCCGGATTGAGGGATTTCGCAAGGCGCAGGGACAGCTTGCCGTTACCGGCAAGGCACTGAAGAAAGCCAAGGAAGAGGCGGCCGCGCTGGCCGTCCAGTTCAAGGCGACGGAAAAGCCCACGGCGCAGCAAGCGCGCTTGCTGGCGGCATCAACGCGCGCCGCCGCCGAGCTGCAGACGAAATACAACGGCCTGCGCCAGTCGGTGCAGCGCCAGCGTGACGCGCTCAACGCCGACGGTATTGCCACCCGGAACCTGAGCGCCGAACAGCGCCGGTTGAAGGCCAGCGCCAGCGAAGCCACGACAGCGCTGGGCCGCCAGCGCGGCGAGCTGGAACGCCTGAGCAAGAAGCAAGAGCAGGTTAACCGCGTCGGCGCGCGATACCGGGCCGGGCAATCGGCAACTGCGGCTGTCCGTAATACCAGCGCGGCCGGGCTGGGTATCGCTACCGCCGGGCTGGTCGCTGAAGGGGCGTTTATTGCGCCGGGGGTGCAGTTCGACAGGCAGATGTCAGACACGCAAGCCACGCTCGGACTGGCGAAGAATGACCAGCAACTGGCCGCCATTCGCCAGCAGGCGCGGGATATTGGCGCCACGACCGCGTTTTCGCCGACGGACGTCGCCCGCACGCAATCGGTGCTCGCCAAGTCCGGCTTTAACGGCGATGCCATTCTGAAATCGACAGAATCAACGGTAAATCTGGCGCTGGCCTCCGATCTGGACATCGCCGACGCGGCCGACATCATCACCAACATGCAATCGGCGTTTAACATGCCGATAGACGAGATCCAGCGCGTCGCAGACGTGATGACCAAAGGTTTCACAAGTTCAAACAGCAATTTGATGGATTTTGGCGAGGCGATGAAGTACGTCGCGCCGATCGCCGAAGCGGCCGGGGCCAGTATCGAGGACACTACCGCCTTGCTGGGCGTGTTGGCCGATAACGGCATCAAGGGGTCTATGGCCGGTACGGCGGCCAGCGCGATGTTTACGCGGTTACAGGCGCCCGTCGGGCAGGCGGCTGATGCGTTGTCAGAATTGGGCGTAAAAACCAAGGACGGCAAAGGGAACATGCTGCCGATCGCGAACATCCTCAAGAAAATTAACGGCTCGTTTAAAACCAACAAGCTCGGCACCGCGCAGCAGGCCGAATACCTGAAAGTCATTTTCGGCGAAGAGGCGATGAAAGGCGCTATCAAGCTGATTGATGCCGCCGGTAACGGCAAGCTGAGCGAAAAACACAGCACCGTCACCCAGTCAAAAGGGGCTACGGCCCAGATTGCCCGAGTGAAGGTGGACAACCTCGACGGCGACCTGAAAAACCTGTTTTCGGCGTGGGAAGATGTTCGCATTGAGGTGTTCGACGGCCAGAATTCAGCGCTGCGCAAACTCACGGTTTCCGCCACCGAATGGCTCACCAAGGCCGGGGCATGGGTGAAGGCTAATCCTGAGCTGGTCGGCACGCTGGTGAAAGTCACGGCGGGCGTTACGGCCCTGATCGGTGGCCTCGCTGCGCTGGGCCTTATTGCATGGCCGGTGATGGCCGGGGTCAATATGTTGATCGCCGGGGCCGGGCTGCTGGGAACGGTCTTTACCACCGTCGGCGCCGGGATTGCGGCCGCATTCAGTGTGATCACCTTGCCGGTGGTTGCGGCGGCGGCGGTGATTGCCGGTGTGGCGTTGACTATCCGTAAATATTGGGAGCCTCTCAGCGCCTTTTTGACGGGCATCGGCGAAGGCTTCAGCGCCGCTTTCGCGCCGATGCGCGCCGCGCTTGTCCCGCTGGTAGGCGCATTTACGCCGCTGCTTAGCATGGTGCGCAACGTGTGGCAGTGGTTCGGCAAGCTGATCGAACCGGTGAAATCTTCACAGGCCGAACTCCAAACCGCCGCGCGCTATGGGCGCATGTTCGGTGAATGGGTCGCGGCCGGATTGAGCCTGCCGCTGCAGCTGTTGGGCGGATTGCCCGGCCTGCTGACCGGCATCTGGGGCGTTGCGAGCGGCATTGCAGAGCGTGCCGCCGCCGTCTGGGACACCATCGGCGAGCGTGTTAACGCGGCATGGCTGGCGCTGAGCGCCGCCACGGTTCAGGCATGGGATCGGCTGACCGGCTGGCTTAATGGCAAATGGGAGGGACTGGTAAACGGCGCTAAAGCACTGCCGGGGCAGTTCAAAGAAGCCGGGATGAACATGATTAACGGGGTCATTGACGGCATTAGCGAGCGCTGGCAGGCGCTGAAAGACAAGTTTTCCAGCCTCACGGATATGCTGCCGGACTGGATGAAGTTTGGCGACGATGAGGCGGAGGTTAACCCGGCGATTTCATACAATCGCCCGGCGCCTGAGCTGATGCCGGGGCCGGGCTATGCAGGGGCATTCGACAAGGGCGGCATCATCCCGCGCGGCCAGTTCGGCATCGTCGGCGAGCGTGGCCCGGAGATTGTCAACGGCCCGGCCAACGTCACCGGGCGCCGGAAAACGGCGGCGCTGTCGGCGGCGATGTTATCGCTGTCAACGCCGGTGATGGCGTCGGCCCCGGCTGCTGCACCTGCCACGGCGCCAGCCCCGATCACGATTCAGGTGTACGGCGCCCCCGGCCAAGACGCGGCCTCCATTGCGCGCGAAGTCTCGCGCCAGCTCGAGGCCGAACGACGCAAACACGCGGCCGCCGCGCGTAGCCGCATGACTTACGGAGATTCATGATGATGTTAACGCTGGGGCTGTTTGTTTTTATGCTGCAGACGCTGCCTTATCAATCCATGAGCCGCAACGCGGAATATCGCTGGCCGAGCAACGCCCGCGTTGGCCTGCGCCCGGCGGCGCAATTTCTGGGGATGGATGAGGAAAAAATCACGCTGTCCGGGGTGCTGTTGCCGGAGATCACCGGCGGCCGCTGGTCACTGCTGACGCTGCAACTGATGGCCGAGCAGGGCCGGGCGTGGCCGCTCATTGAAGGCACCGGCACGATTTACGGCATGTTTGTGATCGAGTCGATTTCTGAAACGCATTCCGAGTTTTTCGCCGACGGCAGCCCGCGCCGCACAGAGTTCACGCTCAACCTGAAGCGGGTCGATGAATCCCTGTCTGCGATGTTTGGCGATCTGCGCCAGCAGGCCGGGGAACTGTACGATAAAGCCGGAGAGATGGCCGGGAAGGCCGCCGGTGCTATGGGAGGGTTGTTATCATGAAAAGCGGTGTAAACCTGCCCGCCGGGGCGCGAGTTGCCCCGGATTTTTCGCTGCTGCTGCAGGATAACGACATCACGCAGAACATCCGCAAGCGGCTGATTTCTCTATCGCTGACGGATAACCGGGGCTTTGAGGCTGACCAGCTCGACATCGAGCTGGACGACAGCGACGGACTGATGGCGATGCCTCAGCGCAATGCGGTGCTGTCGCTTGCGCTCGGCTGGCAAGGCTCGCCATTGACGCCAAAAGGCCAGTTTACGGTCGATGAGGTCGAACACCGGGGCGCGCCGGACACGTTGACTATTCGCGCGCGTAGTGCGGATTTTCGCGGTTCGCTGAACACCCGGCGCGATGAGTCCTACCACGACACCACCCTGGGCGACATTGTGCAGAAGGTGGCTGCGCGCAATAAGCTGAAAGCCTCGCTGGCCGCCGGTCTGGGCACCATCAAAATCAGCCATATCGACCAGACGCAGGAGACGGACGCGGCATTTATTACCCGACTCGCAACGCTCAACGGCGCGGTGGCGGCGGTGAAAAATGGCGCTCTGCTGTTGTTGCGACCGGGGAACGGCGCCACGGTAGGCGGGAAGCCATTGCCGGTGTATACCATCACCCGGCAGGATGGCGATCAGCACAGTTTCAGCATTGCCGATCGGGATGCTTACACCGGCGTGACGGCGAGCTGGCTCAATACAAAACAGCCGAAGCCGAAGAAAGTGAAGCTGCAGCGCAAGCCAAAAGAGCAGCATTTACGCGCGCTGCAACACCCGAAGGCGAAACCGGGCAGCAGTAAAAAACCGGGGAAACCGATAGAGGCGGCGAAAGGTGACTATCTGGTGGGGGCTGACGATAACGTGTTTGCGATCACCAAAATTTATGCCACAAAGGCCGCAGCAATGCGCGCCGCACAGGCCAAGTGGGAAAAGCTTCAGCGCGGTGTGGCTGAGTTCTCACTGTCGCTCGCCATGGGGCGGGCTAACATCACGCCGGAAACGCCGGTACGCGTCAGCGGGTTTAAAGCGGCGATCGATGCGCAAGACTGGATAGTGAGCAAAGTCACGCATAGTCTCAGCAATAGCGGCTTTACGACGGCGCTGGAATTTGAGGTTTTGCTGTCGGAGGTTACTTATGACGTGCATGACTTCGCTTTATGAATTTGTAAATTAGATTAAAGCTAATTCAAATCTAGATCACAGAGCGTATTATCGCGGCAACAGTCATTGAAGAGGAATTAATAATGTTCCATTGCCCATTATGCCAGACTGCGGCCCATGCCCGCACCAGCCGTTATCTGAGCCAGCACACGAAAGAACGTTATCACCAGTGCCAAAATATCAACTGCGGCCACACGTTTAAAACGATGGAGACCTATGACAGTGCGATTATGACGCCGGGGCAGGTCAGGGCCGTTCCCCCGCATCCGGTCGGTGCCAGTGTGGCAGGCCAACAACAGGTTATGTGGATGTGACCAACTGAGAGAAACAAACCCGCTTAATGCGGGTTTTTTATTGGAATGCGTACATTCGGCTGGCAACTATCTTATGTCGGGATGTGCGGATATGGGGGAGACTCAAAAAAACAAAGCGACACTTTTGCGACACTGATGTTGATGATAACAAAAAAGCCACCCAGGCAGGTGGCTTAATTATATGATTTTAAATCAAAAATTTGGTGGCCCCTGTTGGGTTTGAACCAACGACCAAGCGATTATGAGTCGCCTGCTCTAACCACTGAGCTAAGGGGCCAAGCCGCGAGATTATAGGGAATCCTTAAGCATCGGTCTACTGTTACCCGCCCGTATGTTGCTTTTCTGCGCAGTTCTAGCCTGTTGTAATTGCTGGCGGATTTTGCGATAACCGCAGTAAATCCCTGCAATGGACTCACGACACTCATGGAACTTCTGGCGCCCAACCTGCGGGTGGTGTTTTGCGGCATCAACCCCGGCCTTTCTTCCGCCCATCAGGGCTATCCTTTCGCCAACGGCAGCAACCGCTTCTGGAAGGTGATCCATCAGGCCGGCTTTACCGCGAGCCAGCTGGCGCCGGAGCAGTGGCAGCAGCTGAAGGACAACGGCTGCGGCATTACCGCGCTGGTGGCGCGCCCGACGGTGGCGGCCAGCGAGCTGTCGCGCGACGAGTTGCGCAGCGGCGGTGAGGCGCTGCAAGAGAAGATCCTGCGCTATCAGCCGCGTGCGCTGGCGATTCTGGGCAAGCAGGCGTTCACCACCGCCTTTGGGGTGAAAAACGCGCCCTGGGGCAAGCAGACGATGATGCTGGGGGAAACCGAGGTGTGGGTATTGCCCAACCCCAGCGGATTGAATCGCGCCACGTTGGAGCAACTGACCGCCAGCTATCGTGAGCTGTTCCTGGCGCTGCAATGAGATAAGGGGAGTGTGCGATGACATCGATGATGAAAGGCTGTTTGATGGCGCTGCTGTTGGTGACCGGCGCCGCACAGGCGGGGCATTCGCCGCAGGAAGCGCGTAACAAGCAGAACGTGCTGGAGTTTTATCGACAGGGGCTGAACAACAAGGATTTTGCGGCGGCGCGGCCGTTTTTGGGCGAACAGTACAAACAGCATAACCCCAACGCCAAAGACGGCGTGGCGGGTTTTCGTCAATTTGTCGAGCTGCTGAAAACGCGTTACCCCAATTCGCACAGTGAGGTGAAACAGGCGTTCGTCGACGGCGACTTCGTGATTTTGCATGTGGAGGTCAGCGGGCGCGAGGCCGGCAAGACCGCGGCGATCGTCGATATCTTCCGTCTGGACAGCGCCGGAAAGATTGTTGAACACTGGGACGTGACGCAGCCGGTGCCGGAGAAGACCGCCAGCGGCAACAGCATGTTCTGAGGCATAAAAAAACCCCGGCAGGCCGGGGTTTTTGTTTTGGGTGCGGCAGCCGGACTTAATCGTCCAGGAAGCTGCGCAGCACTTCGGAGCGGCTTGGGTGACGCAGCTTGCGCAGCGCCTTGGCTTCGATCTGACGAATACGCTCACGGGTAACGTCAAACTGCTTGCCAACCTCTTCCAGCGTGTGGTCGGTGTTCATGTCGATGCCGAAACGCATGCGCAGCACTTTCGCTTCGCGCGCGGTCAGGCCGGCCAGCACGTCGTGGGTGGCGGAACGCAGGCTTTCAGAGGTCGCGGAATCCAGCGGCAGCTCGAGGGTGGTATCCTCGATGAAGTCGCCCAGATGCGAATCTTCGTCGTCGCCGATCGGCGTTTCCATCGAGATTGGCTCTTTGGCGATCTTCAGCACTTTGCGGATCTTGTCTTCCGGCATCAGCATGCGCTCGGCCAGCTCTTCCGGCGTCGGCTCGCGGCCCATCTCTTGCAGCATCTGGCGCGAAATACGGTTGAGCTTGTTGATGGTCTCAATCATATGCACCGGAATACGGATGGTGCGCGCCTGGTCGGCGATGGAGCGGGTGATAGCCTGACGGATCCACCAGGTGGCGTACGTCGAGAACTTGTAGCCGCGGCGGTATTCGAACTTGTCTACCGCTTTCATCAGGCCGATGTTGCCTTCCTGGATCAGATCCAGGAACTGCAGGCCGCGGTTGGTGTATTTCTTGGCGATAGAAATAACCAGACGCAGGTTGGCCTCAACCATCTCTTTCTTCGCGCGGCGAGCTTTCGCTTCACCGATCGACATGCGACGGTTGATGTCTTTGACCTGCTCGATGGTCAGGCCGGTTTCTTCTTCGATCTGACGCAGTTTCTGCAGGCTGCGCTGCACGTCTTCAGCAACGTCTTTCAGCTTTTCCGACCATGGCTTGGCCATCGCCAGAGCGGCTTCAAACCAGGAATCGCTGGTTTCGTTGCCGGCGAACAGGGTGACGAAGTTTTTCTTCGGCATTTTGCACTGTTCAACGCACAGCTTCATGATGATGCGTTCCTGGGTGCGAACGCGGTCCATCATGGTGCGCATGCTGTTGACCAGGAAGTCGAACTGTTTCGGCACCAGGCGGAACTGCTTGAACACTTCAGACAGCTTCAGGATCTCGTCCGCGGCGCTGGCGTGGCTGCGGCCGTTTTTCTTGATCACCAGGCGGGTCGCTTCATACTGATCGCGCAACTCGGCGAACTTCTGACGCGCCAGCTCAGGATCGATGCTGTTGTCGTCTTCGGTGTCGTCGTCTTCGTCGTCTTCATCTTCTTCGTCGTCGTCTTGCTCTTCGCTCGACAGTTCAGAACCGATGTGAGTGGCGGTT